TTCTTCTATTTCTAATTCTGTTAACTCTATGTTTTCTGGTTCTGAACCTTGTGATACATTTGACCTGAAATCTCCTTCGATAACTGGTCGTTTCATAGCTGCAATCACTTTACCACCTAATACATGTACTCTAACATCATAGTCTGTTTTGATATATTGTTGTGCTAATAAATCTGCGTCTTCATCTTGTTTGTTAATTAGTTGTACGATACTGTCTAAAGATTTAGCACTCTCAACAAACAATACACCGACACCTTTACTACCTCTTAAAGTTTTTAAGATAAGAGGAAATTTAAGACCAGCATTTTCTACTTGTTCTACTGATTTTTCGGGGTCGTTTATTAAAAAGGTTTTTGGTTCTGTTAAACCATAGTCTGCAAGTCTTAATGAAGTTCTATACTTGTCAGCACAAATTGAAATACAATTACGATTATTAACTAGAGTAACTTCTTCTTTTTCTAAAATAGAAACAAAGTCCATCCAACTATCTTTTCTGGTAATTGAACCTCTAATAATAGCAACTGTTTGTTTGTCGATTTCAAAACCTTTTTTGTCGTCTTTGTTATGAAATCTACGGACACCATCTTCTAGTGTTGTGAAACCACCAGTAAGTTTAAATAGGTAATGTGGATATTTTAATTTATCACACTCTTCCTGTAGTCTATCAGCAGTATGAAAAGTCTTCGCCTCTTCAGGTTCATCTGTTACGATGAGTAATCTTAGAAAGGGTTGTTCTTTTTTTGCTTCTGATAAGAAGTCTTTAAACTTTGGTACTAACATTTCCGCCATCAGTTCCTTCAATCTTTTTGCCTATATTATATTTAGCAGTCAAACTCCATTCANTNTTTTCTTTAAATGGTAATACTTTAATTTGGCTTAATGGTGCTTTTTCTTCTACTTTTTTAGTATCAACAATTGCAACCANTGACCAATCTTGTAGTAATAATGCNATAGTATTTCTTCTTTGTATATCATTTTCTACAAGAGTAGATTTTTTGCCGTCTAANGCAAACAACTCTTTAAAGTGTGTAATGTAATACTTGCCTTGTTTATGTAAAATATGGCATGATTGGTATAATGTTTTGTCTTTACGACTAGCAACACCAATTCTTGTTAATGTTTCTCTGATTTTTAAAAAATCATCTGGTTGTGAGATAGTGACCTCTAACATATCACTAGCTGACCAGCTTATAATTTCTTCACTCATTTTCTTTTTCTCCCACCCTTAGAAAGGTTTATTCTTATACTTTCAATTTGGTCATTAGACAATAGGTTGAGAGCTTCTTTTGCTTTTGTGTTACTGTAACCATAATACTCTTTCACTATATCCATGTCTTTTAGTTTGGCTTGTGATAACCACTTGCCACCAAATCGCTTCTTCTTTCGGATACTATTTATAAGATAGTGAAATTGCATTGTTTTTGGTAAGAAATGATAACCATTCATTTCATTAGCATTCATCACGGTATCATAATGCATAGATACACACTTGTTAATAATGAATGGTGCATACTTCTTAGTCCATTCAGTGTCTTCACTATCAAGTAAAGGTTCTTTACTGTAGTTGATAGAGTTTAGGTAATCTTTCAATTCATACATAATATTTAATCTCTTTCGGTGTGAAAGGCAATTTAGTCAATACAAAATTTACTACATCTTCTAGTTCATCATCTCTTAGATTATATAGTTCTTGTTGATTTTGTGTTAACTGAATTCGTCTGCCTTTGTATAGTTTTTTTACAATACCTTCCGCTTCATATGTTTCTAATGTTGATGATAATACAATCTCTACATAACATCTGAAATCATTTCCTGGTTGGTTTCTACTTCGCATTACGGCACTAAGAAATTTGGCCTGACCGATTTTTAATTCACCTCTTGCAAGAACACCTGTTTCAAAATCTTTAATGTGTGACCTGCCAAAGTATAATACAAACCGTTCTTGACCGGCTTCTTCATAACCAGTGCCATCTTTGGTCTTCTGAGTTCTATGGCCTTCATCTAGTCTATCTTTACAATAGTCTAGGTAACCAATACCTTTTACCATTACACCCTCTATTTGAAATTACAGTTTGCCATAATCTCTGTTAGACATGCAACCATATTGATTTCTTGGTCAGCAACAAAGGCGGCTTTGTATTGGTAACCTGCAATAATTAATACTGCTTGAGGTACTGATTTACTTTCAAGTGCCTCATACAAACTACTGTAGATTGTAGAAAATAAAGAAGATGGTTCTTTATCTAAATTATTAATAACCCACTTTCGCATATCATTAAACTTTTTATCTTTTAAGATTTGCATAAGTTCTTTGTTATTAGTTTCAGATAGATTAAACAAAACACCACTATCAATCTTACCTCTTACAGAATATCTTTGTAACTCATTAATAGTCCGTCTGAAATCAGGATAATGTTTTTGTATAAGTTCGGCAAGAACCTTTGGGTCAAACTCAACTTGTTCATCTTTAAGAATACCAGATAGTCTGGTCATCAATGCTTTTGCTGTCTTAACCTTTTGGCCATTCTTAATAGCAAAGTCAATTACTGTACACCTACTATGCAAAGCAGGTATAATTTTCATCTTGTAATTACAAGTAAAAATAAATCGACAATTCTTATAGAATGTTTCAATGAAGTTACGCAAGGCAGGTTGAACGGACTCGGCATTCATATAGTCTGCCTCATCTACAATCACAACTTTATGATTGGAATGTTCTGTTAATGATACTGTAGAGGCAAAGTTTTTAATCTTATGCCTTAATGTATCAATCTGTCGGCCTTCATCTGAACCATTGATGATGATATAATCAGCACCCATTTCTTCACATAATGCACGAGCAACAGTAGTCTTACCTGTACCGGCAGAACCACTTAATAACAGATTTGGTATTTCGCCTTGTTTAAGAAACTCTTGGAATGTTTCTTTTAAGTTCTCTGTAAGGATACAATCCTTAATTTTTTGTGGCCGATATTTCTCGACCCACAAATACTCTTCTGACATAATATACTCCTCAATTGTTTCATAATTTAAAATTCACTATCAGGTTCAACAGCAATCCAGTATTGGACTTTTTGGCTTCTGTTTACAAAGTGTGAAATCTTTGCTTGAGAAATCGCCACATCATAGTCGCCCATAATCATTTTAAGGTTTTCAGTTTTGAAATATGCCTTAAAAGTTTTATCTGTTGCACCTACTTCAATTGAATAATCATTTGAAGATGGAGTTTTTTTATCTAAGGCAACCAATTTGATTGTACTACCATCGCCTTCAACAGCAACATCTGGTAAACCAAGTGTATTGACACCTTTCATAAGTTTAGTAAACATCTCTTTGGTAAGTTGGAATGTTACAAACTTATCTGGCATTGTAATAGGCTTTGTTGGCGCCACTACAACCGATTTATCTGCAAAATAATACTTAATAGATTGTTTACCGTTTGCATCTTTAATAGTAAGTTTTTGACCACCATTAAAGTTTAAAGTTGCTTTGTCAAACAAATCAACTGCTCGTAAGAATTCAGGCAAATCATAGATTGCAAATTCTTGTTCAAACTTCTCACCGATTTCAGCTTCTGCCAAAATGTTTTTAAGTGTAGAGATAGTTTGAATTTTGTTACCGACATTAACTACGATACCTTGGTTGATATCAGAAAAGTTTTTTAGTACGGCAACCGTTTCACTACTTATATTCATAATATATTTCTCCTTTAAAAAATTAATTATATATCATATCTCATCAAATGGCAAGGCCAAGATGCTTAGCCACATTCTCTGGAGATGTTTCACCATATGGGTCATTTTCACCACTATCTTTAGGTTCAATAAACCATTTCTCAATTGCATTATCATTTACGATACATGCATAACGCCATGACCGATTACCAAAACACACATCAGATTTATCTGTTATCATACCCATACCACTGGTAAATTCACCATTACCATCAGGTATTACTTTAACATTTTTGATGCCTAAGTGTTCTGCCCAAGCGTTCATAACGAAACTGTCATTAACAGATACTACATAGATTTCATCTATACCAGCATCTTTAAATTTTTGATAATTTTCTTCGAAACCTGGTAGTTGATATGTACTACAAGTAGGAGTAAATGCCCCAGGCAATGAGAATAGAATTACTTTTTTATCACTGAATAATTCAGTTGATGTTTGGCCAACATATTCACCACCAATAGGACAACCACCATCTTCTGGTTGTTCATCACCTACACGGCATTGGAAAGTTACATTGGGTATTCTAGTTGGTTTCATTCTATATCCTTCATATTAAAATTTGGAGCGAGTAGGGAATTTCGCAATCCCGACCTCTTCGTTGGCAACGAAGCGCTCTACTTCTGAGCTATACTCGCAATTTGGAGCGGAGTGATTGTACTGCCCAATCTTCTCTTGGTTGGAAACCAAGTGTGTTACTTTTATACTAACTCCGCATTTATTCATTGTTTACAATAATACACTAAAGGCGTCCTAATGTCAAGCCTAGGACGCCAATAGCCTAATTATTATTTAATGTTGATAGTTCTAGCTTTCTTATGGTCTGGAACAATCTTCTCTAAAGATACTTTTAAAAGACCATCTTTTAATTCAGCACCTTTAACTTCAACATCATCAGCAATTGTAAAAGATTTAGTGAAGCTTCTTTTAGCAATACCTTGGTGTAATACACCGTCATTGTCTTCTACTTCTTTTTCTTCTTTTGATTTTACTGATTGGATTTTAAGCATGTTATCCTCAAAATCTACTGATATGTCTTTTTTACCATAGCCTGCTAACGCAACCTCAATATTATATGTTAAAGAACCTGTCTTTACAATATTGTATGGTGGATAGTTATTAGCCGTCAACTGTGGTAAATGATTGGACATGTTATCGAAATGTTCGAACATGTCATCAAACCCCACTGTGAATGGTCTAAGGCCGGTAAAAATTGAATGAATTGCTTTGTGATTTGTCATATTAATCTCCTTTGTTTAAGCAAGTTATAATTTGATACCTCTAATGAGCGTATCATAGTTATTTATATAATCATTATCTATCATATTTCAAGTGGTAGTTTTTCTTTTTTGAGTTTAAAACTACCAAAACATTAACTCGCAGCTTAAGTTTGTTCAGAGTTAAAACCAGGCGCAAATGCCAAAACACTCATTCAGGTTAACGCTAGCGCCCCTGAATTCTGG